TTCAGAAAGAATTAGATCAACTATTGGATTTCATGCTAGAAAGAACAAACAAAAGGTTAGAATTTGAAATAATATCAAATCTAGCAATACCTCAGAAGAAGATTAATCAAAACTGTGAAAAAATAAAAAAACTAGTTGCTGAGAAACGTGTAGGTAGATTTGAGCTATTGGCTAGTGTTGATTGTTGGGGACCAGAACAAGAGTATGTAAGATCTAATTTAGATCTGTCAACATGGAAAGAAAATTTTGAATATTTTGCTAAACAAGATTGGTGCAAACTTAGCATCCATCAAGTGATGACATCTCTTACAGTAATGTCCATGCCTGATCTGATTGACTACATAGATTTACAACGTCAAAAACATCAGAGAGAGATAGCACAGTTTGTATCCAATCCACACGGAACACACAGTTTCTTAGAACTAAAAATTTTAGGGCATGATAATATCAAAGAAATAGAAAAAAAGATATTATCCAAATTAAATGACAAACAAGCTCTAATTACAGTTAAGGGAATGTTTGCTTTAGTTGCAAAACACCAAACTGATAGACAAGAACTTAAAAAGATGTTATTATTTTTAAATGAGATGGATAGAAGAAGAGAAACAAATTGGAAAAACTCTTTTCCTTGGTTAGTAAATATTATGGAAGAAAATAATGTGGTATAACAAAGTAGTTGACAATATTGCAAACTTGCCTGATTGTATCATGCACTTTCGTAATGAGTTGGAAGCGGCCAAGAAAGAAGTATCAGTGTATGGATACGTTGAGAAAAATCTTGCTGACTTACCAGGACTAACAGAACACAGGTTTAACCAGTTACAGGAAATAGAAGCAGTGCTTAACTTCCTTAACATTCAATTACGTAAGATTAGACGTAAGCACTTTCAAAAATATCTAGAAGCATATCAACGTGCATTAACAAGTCGTGATGCAGAAAAGTATGTTGATGGTGAAGATGAAGTTATCGAATACGAAACATTGATCAATGATGTTGCCTTACTAAGAAATCAATGGCTGGGCATACTAAAAGCCTTTGAGTCAAAGAACTTCATGCTAGGACACATTGTTAGATTACGTGCCGCAGGCATGGAAGACATACAACTATAATGCCGTTTCCATCAGCACAAGATAGCCATAACCATTCGGCCTTGGTGCTAAACACACTCTACGAGTTTGATGACTTTATGGAAAGCATACAAACAGTAGCAGACATGGGCGGTGGTGTTGGTCTAGACAGTTTATGGTGGTCAACCAGAACTGTTAGAGAAGACAAGCCAAAGCCTGAACCTCTTGACATTAAATCAACTATTGTTGACATTAAAGATACTGTCGATGTTGAACACAAAAATATTAAATTTCATCGGGCAGACTTTGAGGACACAGGATTAAAGTCAGAACAATTTGATGTTATATGGAGCCATGATAGTTTTCAATATGCACTAAATCCTGTTAAGGCATTATCACATTGGTGGGAACTAGCAAATCCAAATGCCATGTTAGTGATACAAGTTCCACAGACGACAAACATCAAACATAACCAACAAGACTTTACACAGGACAACTTTACCTACAACCATTACACTTTAGTAAACCTAATTCATATGTTAGCAGTATCTGGATGGGACTGCAAGGATGGATACTTTTATAAAAAGGTTAATGATCCTTGGATAAGACTAGCAGTGTATAAAAGTGATGTCAAACCAATGGATCCGAGAACCACAACTTGGTATGAATTGATAGACAAAGGTCTACTACCTAAATCAGCAGAACGATCAATAAACAAATGGGGCCATCTGCGCCAGCAAGATCTAGAACTTAGTTGGTTAGGTGGTCACCTCGAGGCATTTTTCAATCACTAATTAACTACGTAGATAAATATTGGTATGGCTAAACAAGACACTATACCAGTATTCATCGGTTATGACCCTAGAGAAGCAATAGCGTTCCATACCTGTGTTAACTCAATCATAAGACACGCTAGTCAACCTGTAAGCATACACCCTCTGGCACTTAATCTACTGAGTGGATACAAGGAAACACACACTGATGGATCCAATCATTTTATATATTCTAGATTTCTAGTTCCTTATATGATGGGCTTTCAGGGTCGTGCTATATTCATCGACGGGGATATGATTGTTAAGGGAGACATAGCAGAGCTTTGGAATTATGCTAGTGAACTTTCGGCGTTTGATGTTGCTGTGGTTAAACACGATTATAAAACTAAGATGCCTGTAAAGTATCTAGGTAGTAAAAACGAAGACTATCCTCGTAAGAATTGGTCCAGCGTTATGGTGTTTAACTGTAGTAATTTTCCCTGTAGGAAACTAACACCAGAATACATACAAGAAGCAACAGGTGCTCACTTACATAGATTTGCCTGGACCTCAGATGATCGTGTGGCAGAACTACCTAAAGAGTGGAACTGGTTAGCAGAAGAATATGATGACAATCCTGATGCCAAACTTGTTCACTATACTCTAGGCACACCTTGTTTCCACGAGTTCGCTGACACTGGTATGGCCAACGATTGGCATCAGGAGAGACTGTTCACTGAATACTGCCAACAACGGATTGACCTACTAGATGACAAACACTGACATACTCTGTATCCAGCGTAAGTTCAAAGATAAACCTGCCAAGGATAACATGGCTAGTTTCATCAATAACTTTGCCCGAGGCTGTAACGGCCAGATAACCAGTTGGCAAGAAGCAAAAGACAAACCCAATGACTTCGTGCTATGGGGTGCTGGTATGATCCGTGCGGTTAAACACGCAGAACAACAGGGCAACAATTACTACTACATTGACAATGGTTACTTTGGTAACTATCCTCAGAAGAGATTCTTCCGCATAATAAGGAACGCAACACACGACACGAGACCTATCATAGATCGTCCTGACGATAGGTTAAAGACGGCTAACATACAAACAAAACCCTTTACAAGGGGCTCTAGGATCATTGTAGCACCGCCTAGTCCAAAGAGTTTTACGCTTTGGGACATTGACCAGCCCACTTGGATAGAACAGACTGTAAATGAGCTTAAAAATCACACAAACAGGCCAATATCAATACGTGAGAAGCGTAGTCGAAAGGATAGATTATATCACGACACCATACAGGAAGATCTAGCAGATGATTGCCATTGTCTGGTGACCTACAATTCGGTGGCGGCTGTTGAAGCATTGATAGAAGGTAAGCCCGTGATCACACTGGGACCCAATGCGGCTACACATCTAGCAACACACAAGTTAAGTGATGTTGAAAACATTAAGATACCCACAGAAGAAGAACGTGAAGCGTGGTTAAGACACTTAGCATACAGCCAGTTCACCCATCAGGAAATGATCGACGGCACTGCGTGGAGAATACTGAATGGTTGATAAGATCATAATAGGACACGATGAGGTAGCATATCATCTTACTTGGCATGCTTTTCGCAGGCACTATCAAAATGGCCCAAAAGTTTGGAACAAGGTAGGAAAACTATATCGAGACTACTATTCTGAGAATAGAGAAATTGATACTACTCCAGGAGAACTTTGGAACAGGGCATATAAATGTGTAAGCAAGGATCTATCAGCTTGGGTTGAATGGATCAAATATCTAAAAACAAACTTCCAACAGTTGAGCCATGTCATTGAAGATCAGGTGCCTGTATTGGATAAACAGATAGGAAAAGGTGACAAAGATGCAGGACGTAGAACCCTATACAAGATTATCGACAAGGGCAGGAAACCAGGATTTTCTAAGACGTTGGGCCGACAACTATTACCCAACGCTGAATATGAATTTCCTAGGGAGTATGAGGATGCTAATGACGTGTTCATACGTAACATTCTACACAATGAGGATATCATTGAACACAGAATGAGAAGTCACAAACCTTTCTGGTTTGTTGACTCAGGATATAACAATTTCATACATGGTGGCAACAAGCGTTTCCATAGGATCACGAGGAATGATCTGCATCACGGAAGTAACAGCAACACATTTCCGGCAGACAGACTGGTTAAGTTTGATAGTTTTCCGCAACCATGGAGGACGGGTGGCGACAAGATATTAGTTGTTGAACCTAGCAAATATATTTGTCAACTCTATGGAATAAGAATAACAGCATGGCGCAAAGAGGTCAAAGAGGAACTGGCAAAACACACAGATAAGGAAATAGTGTGGAGAGAAAAACAAGGCACACGCAAGACTCGAGGCAATCTATATCTTGATTTGCTGGAAGACGAATCTGTATACTGCGTGGTTCATTATAATTCAAATGCAGGCACTGAGGCAATATGGGCAGGAGTTCCTGTGATCACCCTGGGCAAACACATCACTGAATCAGTTAGCAGGAATAAACTCAGTGATGTAAACGATCTTTATCGTGGTGATATAGGCAATTGGTTATGTCAATTGAGCTACAGTCAATTTGAGTATGATGAGCTTATGGACGGAACTGCTGTTGATATATTGGAGAAATATCATGTATGATGTCGTAGTATATTTCTCTAGTTTACCTCGTATAGCAGATCATGATCGCAAGGTTCAGATCATGAGGGCGTTCTCTGAAGGCTGTAAGCGTTTAGGTCTGCGTGTGTTAGATCAAACAGAACAACAGGTTGTTGACTGTAAACTGGCAGTAATGATCGGCTGGGTAGGACAGACTTTCAAAGGACCACACATACACCTACGCAACAATGTCATCATGAGGCAACAGCGAACTGGCAATCATGTCATGCCTATAGATGGGTCATGCTTTAAGTTTGCTGATCCTAAATCGATGTATGTTCGCTATAGTTTAGATGGTGTATTCTACAATCAACATGAATATGCAAACAAGAACAGTTCTCCTAATAAATGGAATCAGATAAGGCATGATCTACGCATACCTAATATGTTACCTTGGAGACAGGATGGCAATCATATATTAATTTGTCTACAGAGAGATGGCGGATGGAATATGAAAGGCGAGGATTTAGAACGTTGGTTGATAATGACAGTCAAGAAGATCAGAGCAGTGAGCAACAGGCCAATACTGGTAAGACCACACCCCAAACGACCAATGAAGGAAACCATAGCCAAGGTTAAAGGATTTCCTAACGTATACGAGTCAGTCAAAGGTAGCACACTTGATGCTGATCTAGAGGGAGCCTGGGCCGCAGTGTTCTATAATTCATCAAGTTCAGTTGCGGCCATATTGAAAGGTATTCCGGTATATGTCTCTGATGAGGATGCTGTTACATACAAGGTTGCTAACACTGATCTATCGAATATTGATACTGCACCAAGATTACCAGATAGGGAACAATGGTTATGGGATCTTGCGGCTTGCCATTGGAGTGACGAGGAACTGAGACAGGGGTTAGTGTATAAGCACTTTGAAAGTTATCTAAAAGCCTAAAATAACATCATTACGGACACGGGCAAGTTCTCGCATACCCCAACTCATTAACAGATCATAGGCCTGTCCCTCATCCTTGATGCCCACATCCTTGTGGAACTTCTGTTCTATGACGATGACGGGTTTGAATTCTTTTATGGTCAGTTCAGCACCCTGTAGGATATTATATTCATAGCCCTCACAGTCTATCTTGATGTAGTCGACTTGACGCAGTGCCAAGTCATCCAAGCGATACATTGGTATCTTGCCTTGTCCCTTTGTCTCAGGATTGACGTGGCTGTGCCCCGTGTTCTCTTCCGTGATGATCATGTCGATGAAAGTGTTCTCGTTGCCCAGGGCACAGGACTCTATCATGATGTTGTCATTGGGCACATTCATTTTAAGACATTCACGGAAGTCTGCCACGGGCTCATAGGCAATGACCTTACGGAACTCTTGCGACATGTCCAATGCCCACAGTCCAACGTTGGCACCTATGTCCAGGGCAACACCCTTGTCTTTGACAAATTCAAATGACTTCTTGCGAACAGGTTCCTGATATACTGGCTGATTGCCTTTGGCTATGTTCTTATCCAACATCTCGGCGAAGTGTGTGTCATAATCAGGAAAATACCAACCGTGTTTTTGATACATTATCTTTTACTCCTAACTGTGTTCCAATAGGGATGATCTTCGTGTGTCTGTATGTCTCTCGCTGTGCTGTGGCCGTCTTCCTTGCGTTTTCCCTTTACGTGGTCCATATACCTACCTATTACTGAATTAATGAAGGGATGTC